TAGATCAAATCGTATTAAGGAATTAATTATGTCTAGAAAAGTCAATCAAACACACATGGATGAGTTGAAAAAGAGTAAAAAATATACTCCAGACGGTCAGGATGTGCCCCAACCTTATCGTTATCAACTTCAACCTAAGAAGGCTAAAGGAAAAACAAACTCTGTTAACGCATGACTTATCAACTCATTGACCTATACACCAATAAAGTGCTTGGTGAATACGAAACATTAGCTCAAGCTGAACGTGACGAATCACATCTTATTCATGAACCTAATGAAGTTCGTTATGAGATTAAAGCACCAGCTAAACCTAAGGCTAAATCTAAAGCAAAATGACAAACAAGAAAGCAACTGAAGACCAGTTCAATGAGTTGCATAATCTTGTCACAAAGGAATTCCTTGCCCGTATTAAATCGGGTGAGGCTTCCACACAAGATCTAAAAGCAGCTTGTGATTGGTTATCAAAGAATGATATCAGTGGTGTCGCCTTTGAAGGTAGCCCCCTAGATAAACTGGTTAGTATCATGCCAACTGTTGACCCTGAACTTGTACAACGGAGACTTTATGGCTCGAAAGTCTAGTTATAGCGGAGCCAAATATGCTAATGGTAATTATAAATCTTACCAAAAGAAATATGATGGTTCTAAACTGCAGATTTCTAAACGATCTGCATTAAATAAAGAAAACCGTAAACGTGGAACCTACGGTAACGGTGATGGCAAGGATGTATCCCACAAGAAAAATGGAAAGACATTCCTCGAAGCAGCATCAAAAAACAGAGCACGTAAAGGACGCGCATGACCCCATTACTTCCTACCCCTAACGATTACCTCTACAACTTAATAGCCATGACCTCACCAGAAGCTAAGCGTCTGTGGAGACGCTCTATTAAGGAACACTTTGACCATACTTGTATCTATTGCGGAAAAACTTATGACCTTAGTCAGTTATCTATCGATCATGTTCATCCTCGCGCACGTGGCGGAGAGGATGTCGCAACAAATGTTGTATGCGCCTGTACCAGATGTAATCAGGATAAAGGAAGTACACCCGTCCTTAGTTGGATGAGAACTAAATTTGGAGTTAATAGACTCCGTGAAAAACTAATTATGGAGTATATTAATTAATTATGCCACTTAATGCTATAAAAAATTATGTAAAAGAAGAGTTACCTGGTATTTATGAAGCAGGTAAATTTATACGTGATAGAGCTGAAGATTTTAATGAAAACAGAGAACAAGTTATTGAAGGTAGAATACAAGAATTAGAAGGTCAAGATTCTACCCAAATAAATGAAGAAGTTCGTCCAATTGGTAGCGAAGCTGTTTTAAATGGAGAACCTGTTTTCTGGTCTGGCCAAAATTATGGATGGCAATCTAAAGGATCTTTTGATAAACTGATGGACGAAGGTCAGTTTAGAATGGGTGGCATTGCTGCACAAAGGTTTGGTAATTCAATTACTGAAGCTATACCTCAAGAAGTAAAAGATTTTGCTACTGAGAAAATAACAGATGCTACTACTGCTGCTGTAGATTTTTACCAAGATCAAAATTACGAAACTCAACAACGTATAAATGTTGGGCTTAATTTTGCTAATGGTGTAGTTACTTTGGCTGATCAAGGTCTAGAATTTATTAGTGAGAAAACTAATACTAGTAGGTTTATTACAGATGAAGTTGCAACGGCAGCACTTACTGGTGGCGGGTCCGCTGCAATAAGACGAGCGACCCCGGTTATTAAACAAAGTGCTAAAACTGCTATTAAAGCTATTGATAAGTATGGGCCTACTATTGATAATATTTTTCCACCTACTCCACCTGCCGCTTTAGCTACGGCTGGTGCTGCACCTCGTATGCAGTTAAACTTATCAGGAGGTAAAGCTAATTTAGCGCCAGAAGTAATGGAGATTACAATTAAAGATCCAGATAATTTAGCAAGAGGTGCGGCTGAAGGTTGGGCTAAAGGTCCAGAGTTTGGTGAAGAAATGACAAAATGGCGTAATCGTAGAATGGAATTACGGGAACAAATGCGTAATCCAAGCGGTTTAACAGCAGATCGCAGGAGAAAAAATAAAACTAAGTCATTAATAACAGCATACAATGATGTATCGACAGGTCCAACTAGATTAGTAGATAACCCTGTAGCTTACGATAAAACTCCATTTAAAAAATTCAGTGATTTGGAATTAAGAAATATGGAACAACACCATTTATTTCCTAAACAAGAATCATATCAATTTGTTGAACGAATGCTAGAACTTGGAGATGAAGATGATGTACTTAATTTAATAATTTTTGCTGAAGAAATGGATGCATCTATGGGCGGAAGACTTGCAAATATGTTAAACATGGAAAGACAACCTCATACACTTTTGCACAATAGCCGAATGGCAATTGAAGATGGTAGGCAATTGAAATCACTAGAAATGAAAAATTTAGTAGGAAATGCTAAATCATCTGATGAGTTAATGGAGTTGTTTAAAACATATATAGAGACTAATATTAGACCTTCAAAAGATGAAGCATTTGCTTTGAATAACTTGTATGAAATTGCAAAAAAACAAGGAAAACATGAGGAAATGTACAAAGCTTTAAAAAACAAAGGTCGTTAAATTAAACTAGAAGCCTCTACAAGCCCTCCTAACCCCCTACACGCTAGATTCTACCTATGAACACTTTAGACCTCCTTAAAGACGATTTTAAGCTATTCCTACAAGCATTATGGAGTGAATTAGATCTACCAAACCCTACACGTGCTCAATATGCAATTGCTGATTACCTTCAACACGGTCCAAAGCGTTTACAGATCCAAGCATTTAGGGGAGTTGGTAAGAGCTGGATTACTGGTGCTTTTGTTCTTTGGACTTTATTTAATAACCCCGAAAAGAAAATAATGATTATATCTGCTTCTAAAGAACGAGCAGATAACATGTCAATCTTCCTACAAAAATTAATCATTGAAACACCCTGGTTGGTACATTTGCGCCCTAAATCTGATGACTCCCGTTGGAGTCGTATCTCATTTGATGTGGCTTGTTCCCCTCACCAAGCTCCTTCTGTTAAATCAGTCGGTATTACTGGTCAGCTTACCGGTAGTCGTGCTGATTTAATGATTCTGGACGACATCGAAGTTCCTGGGAACTCAATGACAGAATTTATGAGAGAGAAGCTTCTACAATTATGTACTGAAGCTGAATCTATCCTTACTCCTAAACCAGATTCACGTATTATGTTTCTGGGAACCCCCCAAACTACTTTTACCGTCTACCGCAAGCTAGCTGAACGGTCCTACAAGCCCTTTGTTTGGCCTGCTAGGTATCCTAGGAAGGTTTCTCAATACGAAGGCCTTCTAGCGCCTCAACTGGTAGAAGATATAGATCAAGGTGCAGAGAAATGGGAAGTAACTGATGATAGATTTGATAATGAAGACCTGATTGAACGTGAAGCGTCAATGGGTCGTAGCAACTTTATGTTGCAGTTCATGTTAGACACGAGTTTATCCGATGCTGAAAAATTTCCTCTTAAATGCTCTGACCTTATCGTCACTAGCGTTAACCCCTCTACTGCTCCCGAATCCATCGTTTGGTGTTCCGATCCACAAAACGTTATCAAAGACCTCCCCATTGTTGGACTCCCTGGAGATTATTTCTACTCTCCAATGCAGTTACAGGGAACATGGGACCCTTACCAAGAGACAATCTGCAGTGTTGACCCGTCGGGTCGTGGATCGGATGAAACGGCAGCAGCTTATATCTCTCAACGCAATGGTTTTCTGTACTTGCACGACATGCGTGCTTACAGGGACGGATACAGCGACAATACACTACTCGATATTCTAAAAGGTTGTAAAAAGTATGGCGTTTCTAAGCTCCTCATTGAAACTAATTTTGGTGACGGCATTGTTAGCGAGTTGTTCCGCAAACATCTTCAACAAACAAAGCAAGCAATTGATATTGAAGAAGTCCGAGCAAATGTTAGAAAAGAAGATCGAATCATCGATTCCCTTGAACCCGTCCTTAATCAACACCGACTCATTATCGACCGGTCTGTTATAGAATGGGACTTTAAATCTAATCCACAAGCTGCACCCGAAGAACGACTCTTATACATGTTATTCTATCAAATGTCAAGGATGTGTCGTGAAAAAGGTGCAATCCGTCATGATGATAGAATAGATGCGTTAGCTCAAGGTGTACAATATTATACAGATGCCCTTGGTATCTCTGCTCTAGAAGCTATTAAAAATCGTAAACGTGATGAGTGGAATTCAATGATTGAAGAGATGATTGATGACCCACAAGCTTCTGCTAATCATATGGTTTTTGGTATGAATTTAGAACAAAGACAACAAGCTAGAGGTAACTCTAAAAGCTCAGTTCCTACGTGGATTTCTTAACCCCACATGTATAGGGGGGAAGGGAAGGGTGGACCCGACTCCCCGAAAGGGAGGAATTCGAGACAAGCTCTCATTCCTCCTCTTTTCTTAATGAAGCGTGAGGACACAAAAGACAAACAATCCCTCTTCTTCATTCTTTAAAAACACATCCATTTAATAAGATGAATCCCGTGAGAACTTATTAAACATCCCACCACAAAACATTAATCCCACCACAACTTATACTACTGTATGCATAATGTAGAGTTAGTTCATGTCACTCCTGATGCTGAACAATTGATAGCTTATATGGCTAGAGTATCTAACCCAAATAATCAAGATAATCCTGATTGTATTAAATTAATTAAATATCTTATTAAACATAATCATTGGTCACCCTTTGAAATGGTTAATATGTGTGTACAGATTGACACTACCAGAAGTGTTGCTAGTCAAATCTTAAGACATAGATCTTTTAGTTTTCAAGAATTCTCTCAAAGATACGCTCAAGTCGTTAAAACACCAGCTCTTCCTAACTTTAGACGCCAAGATACAACAAATAGACAAAATAGTATTGATGACTTGAATGAATTTACTCAACAAGAGTTCCAAATTCGTACTCAAGATCTATTTGATCAATCTTTAGCTCTCTATAAAGAAATGTTAGCCGCTGGTGTCGCTAAAGAATGTGCAAGAGATGTTCTTCCACTTAGTACACCTACTAAACTCTATATGAACGGTACTCTTCGCTCTTGGTTGCATTATACTGACCTAAGATGCGCTAACGGGACTCAACTTGAACATCAATTGGTCGCAACTGGCGTTCATGGTTTAATACGTACTCATTTTCCTCTTGTTGCAGAAGCAATGTGGCCGAGCGAGCACGAAGTGCGAGCATTAACCTCGTAAAAAAATAACATAAATTTGTGAAGCCTATCTCATATAAGCAACGCTGATAAAAACCCCCATAGGGGGTAAGAATATTTTATCATTTCCCGCTCGCTTCGCTCGCTTCCTTTGCCCATGATCATCATTCATATCATGCGGGAGCGAGCGCGTAGCGCGAGCGAGTTAAGTGTTTGCGATACGAATAATTATTAGTACTGCTGTGCGATAACGATAATCATTCTCAAACCATCTGTCTTGCCAGTTAACGAACTGTCTACGCCATGTTGACATCTGGTGTGAGCTGTGCCATACTATGTGCATACCAAACGAAGAGAGCACATGCGACTCATTGAACAACAAATGATTGATGCTATCAAAGGCAAGCGCACATTATGTAAAGCAAACACAAGTGTTACGTATAACCATCAAACAAACAGTAGTGGTGTTTACTTACATGGCAATCACATCGCAACAGTTGGTGTCAACTATGTTGAGATCTTTGATGGAGGATATCAATCTAATACAACCAAGTCACGACTCAATGCAATCATCAATGGGTTGTGTGATGGTAGAATGTTTGGAGTATTTCAAAAGAATTATAAGTGGTTCATCAAAGATGCTGTTGTCAATGTAGAGTTTGAGAACGGTTACACTTTACCTCGTAACTAATATGAAACTCAAAGAAGTCACATTCACACTTGGAGCTAAACCTATGCGTGAGTTGTTATGGTGTAACACAGTGCCAAAGGGTAAGCGTAACAAACCGAGTAAGATTAACGGTATTCAGCATCATGAAATAAGCGAGAGCGTGGAGCATGTGTACTATCAGCCAGTGTGAACCAATGTTACAACTGTCCACCAACGCTTGACTTCTGCTCCAATCTCTGCCATACTAACAGCATGAACAAAGAACAACTCATCGCCTTAGCTACCAAGAGATACCACGAGCAACTACAACGTGAGTATAACTATCGTCAAGCCATTCGTGATGGATTGATTGAGCGTGTTGACTCAGTTGACTGGAACATCTCAGACAATGACTGAACTGTCCACTACTGCTTGACTTCCTCTCCTCCATCTACTATCATTAACACATGACAACACTTCCAACTGACTACTCACACCAACAGCTTGTCGATGCATTGCAAGCTGAGTACATCCAACTCATGCATGACGTTGAGCCTACTGAAGATGACTTCACACTAGACGAGCATCTTGACTATCTCAACAGTTTGTCACATGCTGAGCTTATTGTTGAGACAGCTACAGACGATGAGAATCCTTTGTCTGAGTTTATGTACGCTTACAGCTAATGCTTCACTAGCGTTCAGCTGATGTTTACCTCTAGCCATTTGTTTGGTTAGATGTAGACTTCACGTCTACTACTATTCACCTTTATTCCACATACACATGCTTACCTATCAATCATCTTCATTCAT